GAGGCACGGTGTCAGCGGGCAACGCCTACCGCATTAACGAGGATGGGCGCTCTGAGGTATTCCAGACAGCTGGTGGCCAGCAGATGTTTATCCCCAATAAGTCGGGGAAAGTTGTCTCCGCTGATAATGCTGGTGCCGGAAGTAACGTAACTGTGCAGCAGGTTAACCATTACCATTTCGAGGGCAGCCCGGATAGCCCGGCAACGTTAAAACAGTTCGATAAGATTGCTTATAACGCTGCCTTGCGCGCCATCAGTAATGAGCAGCGGCCTAACGGGCTTCTACGGAGAAAATAATGCCAGAAATCTTCATCTGGAAACCCCAGCGCGGCTACAGCGCCGAACGTACCCCGAACGTAGCTGTCGTGAAACTCGGGGATGGCTACGAGCAACGCCAGAAGAAAGGTATCAACCCTTTAATGGCTAAATACTCGCTGACGTTTCGCGGCGTTAATGGGCCGTGTCGTGTGAACCCGGCGAAACAGGCCGAGGCGTTTCTGACAGCACGCATGGCGGTGGAGTCTTTCTACTGGACACCATCGGATACGGGGGTGCAGGCGCTGTATGTCTGCCGCTCATGGAGCATGACAAAAACCGGTCCGCTGTATGAACTGACGGCCACGTTTGAACAGGTATCACGATAAGTCATAATAATAATGTGGTTATTGTGCCGTTGAATTAACAAGCATTGTATAATTTTCATCCGCCAACACGGAGGTATTAACAATGTTACTTAAATTCTTAACTGGTACCGTTGTTCTTGCATTAAGCCTAACGATAGCAACTCCTTCTTTTGCTAAAAAGCCCGGTCTTTCCGTCGAACAGGTTAAGCAACTGATTATCGAAGAGTCTATTTCCGAATACCCGGGTCCCTGTGCCTGCCCATTTAACAGAGCCAGTAACGGCAGTAAATGTGGAAAACGCAGCGCCTGGAGTAAACCCGGAGGTTACTCTCCTGTTTGCTATAAAGACGAAGTCACCAAAGAAATGGTGGACGACTGGCGAAAAAGAAACAGTGAATAACATCAACCCGCTTCGGCGGGTTTTTTTATGGGGGAATTTCAGTGCGCGATATACCGGCAAATATGATCATCGAAAGTGTCGATGCAGGAGTCGGCGCATTTATTGATCTCTTTGAAGTTGATCTCCGGCCGTACGGCGGCGATGTTGTGCGATTCCATTCCGGCACCAACGGTTTTTACAACAACGTCATCTGGCGCGGTAACGCCTATCCCGCTTATCCCATCGCTGTCGAAGGCTTCGAGAGCCGGAACGAGGGTACCTATGCACGTCCGGTTATGGCGGTCGCGAACGTCACGGGTATGATTTTTGGGATGAACCATGATTTCGACGATCTGCTGGGTGTAGTTGTCACGCGCCGCCAGGTGCCGGTGAAGTATCTTGATGCGGTTAACTTCCCCAACGGTAACCCGGATGCCGATCCCACCATGGAGGCAGTGTCCCGTTACGTTGTCGAGGAGATGACCGAGGAGACGTCAGAGCAGGTGACTTATTCCCTCGCAACGCCGGTGGATTGCGACAACGCCATTATTCCGGCGCGGACTATCCTGGCGGATGTGTGCCAGTGGGTTTATCGCGGTACCGGCTGCAATTACGACGGACCGCCGGTCGCCGATGAACGGGACAACCCGACCAGCAATCCTGCGCTGGACAAATGTTCTCACCGCCGCACAGGTTGTCGCTTCCGGTACCCGCGACCGTACCCCATGCCAATCAGCAGTTTCCCCGGTTCACAGAAGGTTTCCTGATGCAGGAATTACTCGATTATGCGGCCTCGTCGCAGTATGAAGTGTGCGCGCTGATAATCAACGATACCCGCCTTTACCCGTGCCGGAATACACATCCCGATCCCGCTCACCATTTCCGCATCAGCGATGAAGACTGGCTGGCAGCGGAGGGGGTAGGAGAAGTCACGGCGGTATTTCACTCACACCCGCAGGCGGTACCGGTGCTGTCAGGTGCTGATCGTGCCATGCAGGTCATGACAGGACTGCCCTGGTGGCTGGCGTGTAACGGCGAGCTGCGAAAGTTCCGCCCTGTAGCGCACCTGCTGGGCAGGAGGTTCGAGCATGGGGTGACGGACTGCTACTCGCTGTTTCGCGATGCGTATCACCTGTGTGGCATTGACCTGCCGGATTTTGCCCGGACAGAAGGCTGGTGGCTGCGGGGCGAGAATCTCTACCTGAATAACATGGCGGCCAACGGTTTCCACCAGGTTTCCGCCAGCGAGGCTGTGCCCGGTGATGTGATTATCCGTCAGCCGTTTCCGGGGGCTGACCCGTGCCATGCGATGATACTTCTGGAAGACAACATGGTGCTTCACCACGACCACGCAGGACATCTGAGCAGGCGCGAACCCTACCGCATGGCCTTTCTAAAGCAAACCCATTCCATCTGGAGACATCAACGGTGCTCATTTTTAGATTTGCGGGGCATTTCCGCCGACATTTCCGCCAGGTCGCATTAAACGTTGATACCCCCGCTCAGGGGCTGAGGTTACTGCTGGCGCAGTGTCCGGAATTTAAAAAGGACTTTATTAAATCACGGGTACGCGTCCGGATTGCCGGTGAAGACGTTGCAGCAGACGCGATGCGCTGGCACCTGGACAGGCGTCTGGCTGATGGGTCCAGTGTACTTTTCGTGCCGGTGATTGAGGGGGCAATTACCGCAGCCGCCGCCATGTGGGTCGCTGTAGCGGTAAGTGTCGCCTCCATTGCCTACAGCGTGTACATGTCCCGCAACATGAAAACTAAAACCTCGGCCGAGGCTGCGGAAAACAACACCATCACAAATAACTCTTTTACCAGTGCGGAGAACCGCGCCGGGCAGGGACGGTCAGTGCCGATTCTGCTCGGAGAAATGGTGGTGGGTTCAAACGTTGTTTCTCTCGGTATCGACACGACAAACAACCAGGACTGGACAGAATCAATAAGCTAAGGCGGAAATATGTCATCAGGTGGCGGCAAGGCATCGACTCCGAAACTTCTCGACGATAACCTCAAATCAAAACAGTTTTACCGCGTGCTGGATCTCATCAGTGAAGGTCCGATTTACGGACCGGTTGACCAGTCGCACCTTTCTTCTTTCATGCTGAATAAAACGCCCATCACCGATTCTGCCGGCAATGTCAGCGTGAACGGCGTGAGCGTCGCCTGGCGCCCCGGCTCGGAATTTCAGAGCCCCATTAACGGCTTTTCCGCTATCGAGGCGACCAGCATCGTTAATACCGAGGTGACTTTCAACACGCCACTGGTCCGCACAGTAACCGATCAGGACGTCACACGCGTGAGGCTGAATATCGGTGTGACGGGGCTGGTCGAGCAGGACACGAAAGGGAACCAGAAGGAAACCTCTGTAACGATGGTGATCGAAACCCGCGTTGCCGGCGGGGCATTCATTCAGCAAAAAGTTGTCACTATCACCGGGAAAATATCTGGCGAATATCTTGAGGCGCACCTCATCGATGCGCCGATAACGAAACCTTTCGATATCCGCGTTCGCCGTATCACACCTGACAGTAACAGCGACCTCCTATCTAACGGTACTATCTGGAACAGCTACAGCCAGATCACTGACGACAACCTGAACTACCCGTTTTCGGCTATTGCCGGTGCAGTGATTGACCGTGACCAGTACAGGGACACCCCAAGCCGCACCTATCACCTGCGCGGCCTGATTGTCGATGTCCCGGATAACTACGATCCTATTGCCCGCACGTATACCGGATTGTGGCTGGGGGGATTTAAGAAAGCGTGGACGAACAACCCGGCCTGGCTCTTTCGCGAACTGGTGAAAAACACGCGCTTCGGCCTGGCCCGGCGAGCGGGTTATGTCGATGTCGACGACGGCGCGCTTTATATCCTTTCACAGTACTGCGATCAGCTGGTAAACGACGGCTATGGCGGGAAAGAGCCTCGCATGACGCTGAACGCCTATATTACCGAGCAGGCCAGCGCCCGCGATATTCTGGATAAAATCGCCGGGATGTTCCGGGGCATCGCCCTCTGGGATGGCCTGCGCCTCACGGTCATGCTGGATACACCTCAGGACCCGGTTGCCACCATCACCAATGCGAATGTTGTAGAGGGTAAGTTCAGCCGCAGCTCGGTCAGGCGCGCTGAAAAATATAACGCGGTGGTGGTGTCCTGGACTGACCCGGATAATGGCTGGGAGCAGGTGAAGGAATATGTTTCCGACGATGCCATGATCGCGCGTGGGAACTATAACGAGACGACTATCGAGGCGTTCGGCTGCACTTCGCGCGGGCAGGCCTGGCGAGCCGGTAAATGGTTGCTGGAAACCGCAAAACGGGAGAGCAGCCGGTTAACTTTCCAGATGGCCCGGGATGCAATCGCCTTCACACCGGGTGACGTCGTGGAAATCATGGATAACGACTATGCCGGGACACGTCTGGGGGGGCGTATTGTCTCGCACTCCGGCGCGAATATAACTGTCGATGCGGACGTCTCCAGTCTGGTTTCGCCTGGCGACTACATGTCGCTTATGGGCAGCAATGGAAAGTTTGTGAAATACCCCATTGTTAGTGTATCCGGGCGCGTCATTACTTTGCGCAGCGCTCCAGCCTGGGTGCGTGATGGAACAGTTTTTGCCATATCGGTCAGTGAACTGTCCGTCCGCCTTTTCCGTATTCTGAGCATTTCTGAAATAGAAAATAACTCGGTTTACAGCATTACGGCGGGACAGCATGACCCGAACAAACAGGCCATTGTGGATGAGGGCGCTGTTTTTGAAATGCCTACCGACACCCTGAATGGCTACAGGGTACCGAACATTGAGAACCTTCGCATTCTGAATACCAACAGCGAAACTGTGCAGGTGACGGCGACATGGGAAACCGCCACCACCACCAAAAAGCTGGTGTTCGAACTGTATGTCTATAACGAAAGCGGGGCGGTTGTTGCACAGTATGAAACCGACCAGTTTCGCTATGACTTCTACGGACTCAATGCCGGGAATTACATGCTTGGGGTACGTGGCCGCAACGAGAACGGCATGAAGGGGGCTGAAACACAGGTAAACCTGATTATCGGGGCGCCACTGGCACCTTCCTCCGTTATCTGGACGCCAGGCATTTTCTCAGCAGATATTGTCCCGGTTATGCGTGTTACTGCCACTTCAGACACCACCTTTGAATTCTGGTACAGCGGTGAAAATCGTGTTCTTAACCCGACGCTTATTGAAGACCAGACTCAGTTCCTTGGGCGATCAAGCCAGTGGAATCTTCACGGACTGAAAGCGGATACCACGTATTACATGTACGTGCGGACGCGCAACGCCTTCGGCATGTCGGGTTTTGTTGAGGCATCAGGTAAGGCATCGTCAGATATTCCGGGCATGATCGATTACATCGATGAAGCGGTGCGTGATTCAGAGGCATTTAAGAATGTGCAGGCCGGAATAGATTTCAGCCTGGAAGCGACGATGCAGAACACGCTGGCCCAGGTGGAAGGGGCACAGATCCAGTATGAACAGGTGGGACTGGCGCGTGCTGAAATTTCGCAGGCCAGGATTACCATAGCCGATAACGAACGGGCTTTTGCACAGTACCAGGAGCTTGTGGCTGTTCAGTTTGGCGATGCTGCTGCGGAAATCAACGAGGTTAAAACCGCCCAGGCAACTGCCGATGAGGCGTTCGCTGAGTACCGGCTGTCAGTGGCGGCCGACTTTAACGGTGTTAAAAGCAGCATTACAACCATTCAGGAGGCGCAGTCTTCAGCCGAACTGGCCTTTGCACAATACCAGACGCAGGTAGCAACCCAGCTCGGAAACCAGCAGGCAGCCATTAACCAGAAGCTCACTTCTGTTATTACCGATAACGGTACCGCAAAGGTTTCTTACACCCTGAATTTAGGCGTGCGGCGTGGTGAACAGCTCTATAACGCCGGCTTTGGAATGTCACTCGAGCCAAACGGCAGTGGAGGGTATAAATCAACCGCTGTTTTTGCTGCTGACCAGTTCGGTATTTATTCCGGCAGTGATCCGGGCAGTTATGAAGCCGCGTTCTTTGTGTTCAATGGTCAGGTGTTTTTACGATCCGCGTTTATTCAGAATGCCAGCATTGATAATGCAAAAATTGGGCAGTACATCCAGTCCAACACATGGGATGGTACCGGCAATGTGGGCTGGCACATTAACAAAAGCGGGTTTGCGTGGTTCGCCGGCGTAACCGTC